TCCAGAATCTACTAATGTCACCGTGATATTACAATCATTACTTGTATCTTCGTTTGCAACACGTATAGATTTTATAATGGCTGTCTTTGCTGTAGGAACAGTGTAAATAGTTGTTAGGTTAGTGTTCGCTAACTTTGCTTTGTGATTAGTATAGACGTTAGGCATTAGGACAAAAAGAAACTAATACGCTCATCATCTTCACGTAATTTTTCTGGTATATATGTATTATTCAAAACAAAGATTACTTGATCAAGTGTTTGTATAAGTTGAGATACTTGCTCTCTACTGTATTCTTCTGTCGCTTCTGGTAGACGTGGTGTTACAATCTTTGACATTAACTACCTCTCATTCCGTCTGGTCTAATATCTAAACGCATTGTGCCATATCGCCATTTATCACCAGTAGCATCGCTACTAATTCTAACAGCAACTTGTCTGCCACGAATACGTGTATTAACTTTTGTTGTTGATGTTGTTACATCAAATGATCCGTGACTGGTTTGTGTGCCAGATGGATATGGTCTAGTTTTTATTGTGATATCTGCTGTCCCTGTTAAATCCTTAAAGTCTGGTATAAATCTTGATATTGACATAAAGTTATCACCGTCAGCAATATCTATATCACCAGATTCAATGTGATTTGCCATAGCAGAGCCATCATCTTCTGTTCCTGTTTCGTGTAAGAATACAAATGTTCTACCAGCTTTGAGTCCTGTGATTGTAGATATAGTTGCAGTGGTATCTGTAGATTTAAATTCTGTAGCATAAGGCACAGGATAAACACCGTAGTCAGACCAAGATGTTCTAGCAAGTGTACCAATATACCAAAGGTTTTCTGCATAATTATATATAACCATTCTATCTATTTGAT